CCGACCCGGCAACGCTCGCCTCGGGCCGACTGGTCCGCCCCGACCCCCAGCACCCGCTGCCTTTCCTCGACGACCAGCCAGACCAGCCGCAGCCCGCGGCGGTCTCAGCACCACAACCGCCGGCGGTCTTGGCGCCGTTTCCGCCGACCACGCCACGCCAGACCCTCGACGACGCACCGCAAATCAGGCCCTTCCGACCGAATCCGCCAGACCAACCCACGGCGGAAACGGCGCCAAGACCGCCGCGGCCTTCCATGGAACCATTGATAAGGGAATCTATCTCACCATCCCACCATCGATCATGGAACCATGGAACGGCCGAGGAACCGGCCCACGTCTCCGGCGCCATCGCCGCGGCCATCGATCACTACGCCGAGGCCACCACCGACGCACCGGGCCGACGCGATCGGCTCAAACGCTACCTCCTGGAACGCATCGCCGACCCGCACACCCACGCCAGCATCGCCGGCCAGACGGCCGACCTGGTCGCCGCCGGCCTGCCGCTGGCCGAAGTCCACGGCGTGCTCGACCAGCTCGACGACCTACGCCGCAAGGGCGCATGCCGCAGCCCAGGCGGTTTCTTCGTTACGAAAATCCGCAAGGCAGCAGCCGCCCACGGGCTCACCTGGCGGACCAAACCCACGACCGGAAAGGAACCCTAACGATGTCCAAGCAGCTCCAACTCTTCCTGCTCAAAAACATGCACCTAGTGCAAGGCCTCGCTGACGACTTTGACGGCCAGCTCCAAACCATGGTCCGCGACTGCAAGGAGCGGCCAGGCATGAAACGCCCGCGAGAAATCACCATCCGCGTGCGACTCACTCCCCACGAAAACGGAGAGGACGTGCTCCTCGAAGTCACCACCGGGAACAAGCTCCCCACCAAGATGGCCGAGAAATACCGCATGATGACCACCACGAACCACGGACTGAAGTTCAACCCCGACAACCCCGAAACCCCGCAACAAAGCGACTTCCTCGAGGAGTAACCATGACCAATGAACGCCTCCGACAAATCAACGCCCAGCGCCTCGGCTCCTGGGCCAGCATCCTCGAACGCGACCACGCCACGGCCTTTGCCCTGATCGCCATCGGCCACGACCGATCCTCCGGAAAGACCACGCTCTGCAGCCTCGACGACGTCCCCGGCGAACAAACCGCGGCGCTGATCCTCCACTGCGCCAGCCAGCTCCTCCAACCCACCATTGCCGAGCGAATCAATGACCACGTCCAAACACCCCTGCGCTAAGATCCGCGCCGTCCTGGCCGCGATCAAGCCCACCGAACTCGACCACATCTACCAGGAAACGGAAGCCGCCATCCGCTCCGTGGCCGCAGGCCTGAGCCACGAAAAGCTCAACGACCTGGCCAACCTCCTGGAAAACATGCTCCCCCACCACATCGGCAGCCGACAGCCCAGCGACCAGGCCGACCGGGTCGAGAGCCACCGCGCGATTCAATCCGCGCTCTACGACCTCCACCAGGAGGACCCAACCAGCGATTACCTCTTCGCCTCCCGCCACATCCGCACGCTCTTGGCCCACGGCCTGAGCACCGACCAGCTCGCCGCACTCGCCGCACTTCTCACCCGCTACCTGAAACCCTAGAGGACACCCATGCCCGACTTTACCCCCGACGACATTTCCCAGTTCGCAGACGACCTCCAGACCATCACCCTCCGCCGGCCCGGTCGCACCACGGACCAGACCAGCGCCAACGCCCTGCGCCGCCGCGTCTCCATCCGTGACCGCGCCGGCACAGGCGGCGTCTACACCACGCACGACGCGGTCTGGCACATCCCCACCGCGGACCTCGCCGCCGACCCGCCCCGCCTCGGCGACATCATCATCGACGCCGACGCCAACGAGTGGACCGTGATCCGCATGACCGAACAGGCAGCCGCCACACGCTGGCGGCTCTACGCCCGCAACCTCGCCATCACCTACAACCTCGACTCCTGGGTCAACCTGGAGCGCTACACCCTCTCCGGCACACCCGCCGTCAAGACCTGGCACCCCGTGGCCGCGCGCGTGAAAGCCCGCGTCCAGCCCAAGGAAACCAAGATCTACACCGACGCGACCACGGCCCGGCTCTACAAGATCTACCTGGTCGGAGACTACGACTGCGATCACACCTACCGGTTCGTCGGGCCCGACGCCACGGCCTACTATCCCATCACCGCCCTGAGCCAGGCCCCCGACGTCAGCACGCCCACACGCGGCCAGGCCGCCGTCAGGCATCGCAAGCGGATCGACCGGCTCCAGGAGATCACCGTCACCACAACAGCGCCAGCATAAGGAGCCCACACGTGGCAGCACTCGACGCCCAAACCATCGCCGACATGATCGCCAATCTCGACGGCCGAATCGTGATGTCCCATGCGTGCCAGGAGTCGCTACGCCGCGCACAACGCAACACCAAAGGCAAGGAGCAAAGGGCCTACCGCCGCGCACGACTCGCCGAGGAGCGTCTCATCGAACAGCTTAAACTACACCGCGCAAGCCTCTATTCCCAACTCATCACCGCACCGAGGAGACGCCCATGAAATCCCTCTTTGGTGAAGACCTGCCCGACTTCCCACCACCCAAGACCGGGAAACGCAAGCACGCCCACCCAGACCGGCCCGCAGGGCCAAGTCTGCGGCCACTGCCAGCACTACTACCGCGACATCTACCACGACCGCACGCACCTCAAGTGCGGCCTTCTCCGTCACGCCTGGACACGAGGCCCAGGCACAGACATCAAATGGCACGACGCCGCCTGCCACTGCTTCTGCCTAAGCATTGACCTCTGGAACAAGGAGCTATAACCCATGCACGCCCCCGACCTCAGCACGATCCGCGAGATGTTGGACCAGATCGACGCCGCCATTCACGCCAGCATCAACGACGGCCAGACCATCGAGGCCCACTACCGGCACACGCCCCACCACGAGCGGCGCCGCGCCGCCAGGCACCTCCACGCCCACCACCGCCGGATCGACAACCTCCGCCGCATCCGACGCCACCTGATCGAGACCCTCGAACAGATCCCAGCCTAGCCCCGGATCGATCGCGGCCGTCCAACGAACCCGGCCGCCCGGACCGCGCCCTCCAGCCAGCGGTCTCCCAGCAGGTGCCCATGCCGGGCGACGAACGCCGCCGCCCAATCCCGCTCCAGCTCCTCGACCCCGGCCAGGCGGCTCCAGACCTCGGCCCACTCCGGCGAGCACACCGGCAATTCCGCCTCGATGGCACGCAAAACCCGGACCGTTTCCGGCCCAACCCCGGCCCCCAGGCTCCCCAAATTATCACCCTCGACTGAATCTGGCATAGTTCGGCCCTCCGAACCCCATTACAATCCACCCCAGCCCAGCCCCCACCGGAACTATACCAGCCGCCCAAGCAAAGGCCATGCCACTCGGCGACCACCGGCCCCAGCAGGACCCACCCACCGAGCCCGCTCGACGACGCCGGCTCAATCGCGACTGGCTCTCCGCCCTCGAGCTCCACCTGCAGCAGGAGCTGGCCCAGCGTCTCAACCCGGCCTTCACCGGCAGGGTCAAGCTCTCCCTCTCAATCGTCCGCGGAGTGATCCGCTCCGCCCAAACCAGCACCACCCGCGTCCACCCGTCACCCTAGCCACGTACCCACACGGCCGACGACCAGCGGGCATCTTCGGGGTCCCGCAGGTCACGCCGCCCGCGCCCCGGCAGGACGCCAGCATGGACGCAGGGCCGGGCGGCGTCCGGCCGCCCTTTCCTATCAAAACCCCGGACAACCCAAAGGACACAGACATGGGAAACAAGATGCGTTGGAAGTACGGGGACACCAACCCCGTCCTGGCCCCCGTCGACTCCGCCGTAGCCGTGGAAATCGGCGACCTCCTCTACTGGGACACCGACGACGCCAAGCCAGCCGGCTCCCAGGCCGACCAAGGCTCCGAAGCCGCCAACCAGATCCTCTTCGCCGCGAACTTCCTCGGCGTGGCGATGCAGGCCAAGGCCGCCGGCGCCGCAGGCACCATCCGCGTGGCCACGGCCGGCGTGTTCGAATTCGACACCCCCTCGGCGACCCACGAGCTCGCCGCCATGTTCGGGGCCTCGGAAAACGCCGGAGGCGATGCCCTCCTCGATCAGCAGATCGAGATCGTCACCACCGCGGACAAAGCCATCGGGCGCGTGGCCCGCCGCGACTCCGCCGCCACCACCACGGGCCTGGTGGCGATCGGCTCGCCGGTCATGCTCTACCCCTACTACGCCCTGGCCAGCATGGCCGACGTGGGCACCATGGCCTACACGGCCGGATACCTCCTCATCGCCGACGGCACCGACTGGGAGGCCGTCGCACTCAGCGGCGCATTCACCCTGGCCGCCACCGGCGCGCTGCGCATGGCGGAAGCCACCATCGCCGCCGCCGGCTCGACCCAGGGCGACGCCACGGCCATCACCGCCGAGGGCTTCGTTCTCGTGACCGCCGCCGACGCCACCAAGGGCGTGGTCCTGCCCGCAGCCGCCGCCGGCAAAGTCGTGATCGTCAAGAACAACGCCAACGCAGTCTTGAAGGTCTACCCCAACACGTCGGACGCCATCAACGCCCTTTCCGCGAACGCCGCCATCTCCATGGCCGCCTACACGTGCGCCGTTTTCAACGCCTACGACGCCACCACCTGGTACACCTGCCCACTCCTCCCGTCGTGATCCGTACCGCCAGCATGCGCCCGGGCGCCACCGACCCAGCACCGGCGCCCGGGCGCCGCCACCCATGTACCGACACCACCCCAAGGCCGTGCGACCCTCGGCCACCACGCCGCGATCGCGGCCCCCAACACGCCGGCCCCGCAAGCCGGCTGCCGCGTACCGGCAGCCCCAGCCTCCGCTGAGCGAGGCCCGCCTCGAAGTGCTCCGGATCCTGGCCCAAACCCTGACCCTCGAACAAGTGGCCCTGATCGCCGGCATCAGTGCCCAGGAGCTCGCCGGCATCCTCCCCGAACGCAGCGACACCCCGACCCGTAAACGACCCTAACCCAACGAAAGGGACGCTATGAGCGACGAAACCCAAACCCTCATCGAGACCGTGGACAGCCGCGGTCTCACCCTCCGCCTGGACGCCCCGGCCGGCCAAATCAAGGGCGTCAAGATCCTCGGCACCGAGTCGAAGAACGGCAGAACCTACCCGGCCCAGACCCTCCGCGACGCCGTGGGCCTCTACGAAGGGGCCAAGGTGAACGTCAACCATCCCCGCGGCCCAGCCGACGGCCCGCGCGACTACCAGGACCGCCTAGGCGTGATCCGCAACGTCTCCGCCCGCGAGGACGGCCTCTATGGCGATCTGTGTTTCAATCCCAAGCACGCCATCGCCGAGCAGTTGGGATGGGACGCCGCCCACGCCCCCGAGAATCTCGGCCTCTCCCACAACGTCACCGCCGCCGTCAAGCGCCAGGGGGACAAGACGGTCGTGGAGCGGATTACCCGCGTCAACTCCGTGGACCTGGTCGCCGACCCGGCCACCACCAAGAGCCTCTTCGAGGCCACGGAGCCCAAGCCGCTGGACAAGCTCACCCTGGCCGAGCTCCGCCAGCATCGGCCCGACCTGGTCGAGCAGATCACCGCCGACCAGGCCGCCGCCCTCGCGGCCGCCCAGGCCGAGGCCGAAACCCTCCGCGCCGCGGTCAAGGGCCACGAGAAGCACGAGACCATCCGCCGCGTCCTGGCCGAGCACCACCAGCCCGAGCCCACCGCGGCTTTCCTCGAAGCCCTCGCGGCCGCTCCCGACGAAGCCGCCATCCGCCGCCTCGTGGAAGACCGTGCAGCCCTCGCCCGCCAGGCCGCCACCCACCGCCCCCAATCCCAGGCCCAGGGCCAGGCCGCCGCCCCCATCACCCCCAAGGACTTCGCCGCGGAGATCCGAGGATAGGCCATGGTCCAAAGATGGCTGGACAACGAGCCCCTTTCGGTCAACGCCCCCGTCGACGCCGATACGGCCGTCGAAATCGGGGACCTCTTGTATTGGGACTCCGACACCCTCGCCGCCTACCCAGCCAGCGACCAACCAGACCAAGGCGATGCAGGCGCCAACCAAGCCCTGTTTTCCCTCAACTTCCTGGGCGTGGCCCTCTCCGCCAAACCCGCCGGCTCAGGCGGTACGGTCCGCGTGGCCACGGCCGCCGACTTTTTCTTTCTCTGCCCGGCCGGCGAATACGACCTCTCCACGGCCATGGGACCCAAGGAAAACGACGCCGGCGACGCCTTGGAAAACCAGACCTTAACCACCGTCGAGTATCCCGAGCACGCCATCGCCCACGTGGCCCAGCGGGCCGAGCCCGAATCCACCACGGTCCGCGTGCGGATCCGCTCCCCACTCTTTCCCTAACCCGCATCCCATCCGAAAGGACCAACCATGTCAGCCATCAAGACCCAAGAGCTCAAACGCCGCTACCAATTGGATGGAGCGGCCAAGACCACGCAACACCTCCGCGAGGCGCTCTCCGAGAAGCACCTCGCGCCGGAAGACTTCAGCATCCGCGATCTGGCCGAGGGCCTGATTCCGGACGGACCCGAGTGGGTCCGCACGCTCGACCCCCGCCACGCGGGCCCGATCCTGATGGAAGCTGAAGGCGTCGACGTCACCGCCTTTCTCAACATCACGGGCCAGCTCATCGTCAACAAGGTCTTGGAGGGCTACAACGCGCCCGCGTTTGTGATGTCGCGGCTGGTCCCCAACGTGCCCACCCGCCTCGACGGCGAGAAAATCCCCGGCATCGGGAGGCTCAGCGACGAGATCGCCACGGTCCACCCGGGCATGCCCTACCCGCATGCGGGTGTCTCGGAGGATTACATCGAGACGCCCTCGACCACCAAGCGTGGTCTCATCGTGCCCCTCACCAAAGAGGCCATTTTCTTCGACCGCACCGGGTTGATCCTCCGCCGCGGGGCCGAGGTCGGCCAGGTGCTCGGCCTGAACAAGGAGAAGCGCCTCCTCGATATGTTGATCGGCGTGACCAACAACTACAAATGGAAAGGCACGTCCTACGACACCTACCAGGCCGCAACGCCTTGGATCAATTCCATCGGGTCCAACATCCTCGAGGACTGGACCGACGTGGACGCCATCGAGCAGCTCTTCGCGGACATGTTGGACCCGAACACCTCGGAGCCCATCCTGATCACGGCCGCCGACGTGGTCGTCTGCCCGGCCCGGGCCCACGCCGCGCACAGGGTCTTCGAGGCGACGGAGATCCGCTATACGGTCGGCTCCGCGGAGACGCAGACCCTGGCCGCCAATCCGCTCCGCGGCCAGTACCGCCTGAGCGTCTCCGCCCTCCTCTACCGCCGCGTGATCGCCTCCGGCCAGACCGCGGCCAACTCGAAGAATTGGTGGTTCATGGGCCAGTTCGACAAGGCCTTCGCGTACATGGAGAACTGGCCGCTGACCGTGGCCGCCGCCGCGGCCGGCAGTGACGCGGAGTTCAACAACGACATCGTCGCTCAGTTCAAGGCTAGCGAGCGCGGCGCCGCCGCGGTCGTCGACCCGCGCTTCGTGGTCAAGTCCTACGGCAGCTAGCCTTCGCCTCAGGGACGCGGGGCGCCCCGACCGCGGCAGGGGCGCCCCGGCCCGCCTTGCTCTCCCGGCCTTTGCCGCTGCGGGGCTGCGGTCCTTGGCCCGCGCCGCCTGCGGCGAGGGCCAAGGACCGCGGCCCCTTCGCTCCCTAACCGAGAACCCACACCATGGCCATCCGTTACTGGGTCGGCGCCGGCGGTACCACGAACTGGTCCGACACCGGGAATTGGGGCATCGCCTCGGGCGGCGCGGGCGGCTACTCCGTGCCCAGCACCGGAGACTCCGCCATCTTCGACGGTGGCTCGGCCAAGACCTGCGACCTGGTGTGGAACATCGTGATCGGCAGCGTGACGATGTCGGCATACAACGGCACGTTCAATACGAACAACTACGCCGTCGTCGTCGAAAACTCCTGGTCCACCGCCGGCATGACCGGCACGCTCAATATGGGCTCCTCGCTCTGGACCTTCGACACGGCCACGTTCAACTTCAGCGCCGGCACGATCAACCGCGGAACCTCGACAGTCCTGCTGCAAGGCACGTGTAACATCGCCGGCGCCGCGAGCAAGTACCTGCACAACCTCCTCATCGCCGCATCGGGCAGCGCCACAGCCACCAACCTGGTAGGCGTGCTAAATAACCTAACCCTGCAAAACAACTCCACCCTCACAATCAACTCAGGAATAACCCTCACCGTGGACGGCGCGGTATCCGTCGGCACAGGCGCCCAAATCACCGGCCTAGGCCTCTTAGACGTGTTCGCCGCCGCCGCCGGCAAAGGAATCACCACACTGGCCGGCTCCATCACAGTCACGAGCCTGCGCCTCCTCAACTGGACCACAGACGGAACACTCACCCCAGGAACGTACGGAAGCCCCAACATCACCGTGAAGTGCCAATCGAGCGGCGCCCAGACCCTCCGCCTCTCCGCAGGCACCTACCATTTCCTGGGAGCCACCAGCAACACCTTCACCCTCACCACATGGGGCGCAGGCTCCATGACCCTCGACGCCCAGACCAACGGCGCCGGCCTCTATATCGACGGCAACTTCACCATCACACCCAACGGAGCCACAACCGCCCTCTCCGGCAACCTCGCCGTGCAAGGCAGCATCACCCGCAACGCGGGAACGTTCACAAAAACCGCCGGTACGCTGATCCTCTCGGGCACGCCCAACGCCAACCTCCCCGACATCACCAGCGGCGCTATCTCGATCGTCAAATCCTCGCCCGCCACGGTCACCGTCACCGCCAACCTGACCGCCGCGTCCCTGATGCTCAATCCGATCATCGCCCCCATCACCCTCGACGTCGCCGGGTACGACATCACGCTTACCGGTGCCTTTACGATCCGCGAGGGTGCGAGGATTACGGGGGTGGGCGGCAGCGTGATCACCGCCGGCTCCATCGACTGGCGAGGCACCGAAGCCGCTCCCCTGGACCTGGCACCCACGGGCGACTGGCTCTTGACCGTCAGCACCTCGGCCACCGTCCACTACGCCGACGTCCAATACTCCAACGCCTCGGGCGGCGTCGCGATCCTGGCCATCAACTGCGACAACCAGGGCGGAAACCGCAACTGGCTGTTTATGACCACCACCTACGCCGACCCCACAGGAGACGTTTACACGCCCGGCCCCGCGGCCGCCGACACCTACTCCCCCGGCTCCGCCCAATCCGACCAGTTCTCCCCAGGAGCGGCAGCCGTCCAGATACACGTCCCGTAACAGCACCCGCGAGCCAGTCATGGATGACGCACCACATCGACGAGACCTCTTGGCCTGGGCTCAGCACTACCTCCCAGACCACTTTTCCTTGCCCCCATCCCGCATGCATTGCTGGCTCTCGGACCGACTCGGCGAGCTCGACCACCACCGCGGCCGCAAGGTCAACCTCTTGGCACCCCGCGGCGCGGCCAAGAGCACCCTTGCCACGCTGGCCTACCCGCTCCGCTGCGCCCTGGAAAACCGCGAGCCCTATATCTGGATCGTCTCGGACACCCGCCTCCAAGCGAGAACGCATCTGGACAACATCCGCGAAGAGCTCCTCGACAACGAGCAGCTCCGAGCCAACTACCCCGACGCGGCCGACGCGAAGAAGAGCAACGCCGCTTCCATCGTCCTACCGAACGGAGCGGCGATCGACGCCATCGGCTCCGGCCAACGCATCCGCGGCCGGCGACGCAGGGCCAACCGGCCGACCCTGATCATCTCCGACGACCTGCAGAACGATACCCACATCACCAGCGTGCTCCTACGCGACCGCTCCCGCTCCTGGTTCCACGGCACGCTCCTGAAGGCCGGCACGCCACGCACCAACGTTCTCAACCTGGCCACGGCCCTGCACCGCGACGCGGTGGCCCTGGAGCTCCACCGCACCCCGGGCTGGACCTCCGGCCTCTTCCAGGCCATCGAGGAGTGGCCCACGGACCTCGAGCTCTGGGCCCAGTGGGAGGCGATCTATACGGACCTGGCCACGCCCGACTCCACGGACCGGGCCCGGCAGTTCTACGACGAGCACCAGGCGGCCATGGACGCCGGTGCCAAGATCCTCTGGCCCGAGATGGAGAGCCTCTACAACCTGATGTGTTTGCGCATCGAGGGCGGCCGGACCACGTTCGAACGCGAGAAGCAGAACCGCCCCGTCAACCCCGACCAGTGCGAATGGCCCGAGGACTACTTTGATCCCAGGAAGATCCACTTCGACCGCTGGCCAGCCCAGCCAACCTGCAAGGTCTTGTCCCTCGACCCCAGCAAGGGCGCCGATTCCCGGCGATCCGACTACTCCGCCTTCATCCAGCTCGCAATCGACACCACGGGCATCCTCTACGTGGACGCGGACCTTGCCCGCCGCCCCACGCCCGAGCTCGTCGACCGCGCGGCCCAGCTCTATCAGGACTGGCAGCCCGACGGCTTTTGCGTCGAGGCCAACCAATACCAGGACCTCTTGGGCGGCCTGATCGCCTCGGCCTTCGCGGCCCGCCGGCTCTTGGCACCCAGCCCGTATCTCGTCAACAACACCGTGCCCAAACAGGTCCGCATCCGCCGCCTCGGCCCCTACCTGGCCCAAGGCCGGCTGCGTTTCCGCGCCGGCAGCCCCGGCGTCAAGATCCTCCTCGACCAATTGAAAGACTTTCCCACCGGCGACCACGACGACGGCCCCGACGCCCTGGAGATGGCCATCCGCCTGGCCGCCCAACTCGTACGCCCCATGCAGCCGGACCGACTCGGCAACCGGCTGAAGATTTCCGCGTGACAAGCAAGAAACCCCGAACCCAACCCCACCCCGAGAAAACCCATGAACCCCAAAAACCTCCGCAAGCTCATCGAGGCCGCGTCCGATCTGTGGGACAACTACGTAGATCCCACGGACGCGTACTATGACGATCCCAGCACACTCTGGCTCCCACTCGGCCTCCCCGGCGCCCCGAGCGGCGCCGACGTGCCTTTCAGCACGGAATACCAGCTCGACCAGATCCGGGCCGAGTCCAGGTATCTCGCCATCCAAAACGAGTTCGCCATCAACGCCCTGGAAAACCGCATCAGCTTCCTCGTGGGCAGCGGCCACAGCTACCGGGCCCAGGCATGCCCAGGCACCGACCCGGCCCCCGACCTGCTCCAGGCCGTGCAGCAGGCCATCACCGCATTCTGCCGGGCAAACAAGTGGCACCGCCGCCAGCAAGAGACCGTCCGCCGCCTGGATCGCGACGGCGAGGCGTTCCTGAGACTCTTCGCCCAGTTCGACGGCTCCACCCTGGTCCGCTTTGTCGAGCCCGGCCAGGTCAGGACGCCGCAAGCCCTCGCCGCCAACCCGGCCGCGAGCTATGGCATCCACACCGACCCCGCCGACGTCGAGACCGTCTATGCCTTTTACGTCGACGGTCACTCCGTCCCCGCCGCCGAGATCCAGCACCGCAAGGCCAACGTTGACGCCAACGTCAAGCGCGGCCTGCCGCTGCTCTACCCCGTACGCAAGAACCTCCGCCGCGCGGAAAAGTTGCTTCGCAACATGAGCGTCCTCGCGGAAACCCAGTCCGCCATCGCCATGGTCCGCCACCACGCCGCGGGCCAACGCGACGCCATCCAGCAATTCGTCACCGACGGCGCGGACACCAGCATCACCGACACCACCACGGCCAAGACCTCCTATTACAAGCGTTACCAGCCAGGCACGATTCTGGATGCTTATGGCGTGGACTATGAATTTCCGGCGAGCGACAGCGACCCAGGAAAGTACGTCGCCGTGCTCCAAGCGGAGCTGCGAGCCATCGCCTCGCGCCTGGTGATGCCGGAGTTCATGCTCACCAGCGACGCATCCAACGCCAACTACGCCAGCACGCTGGTGGCCGAGTCCCCGGCAACCCGAACCTTCGACCGGCTCCAGCGCGATCTGATCACCGACGACCTGGACATCATCAACGCCGCCATCGGCAACCTGGTGGCCGCCGGGCAGCTCCCCCCGGAGACCCTGGCCGTCGTCCAAATCGAGGCCATGCCGCCCACGCTCGCCACACGCGACCGATACCGGGAGGCCCAGGCGGACGCGATGTTGGTCAAGTCCGGTGCCATGTCCGTCCAGACCATGGGCCGCCGCCACGGCCTCGACCCCGACCACGAGCAGGCCATGATGCGGGCCGTCCCCCCGCCCCGCGCCGCGATCGCGGCCAGGGACGTGGATCCCGAGATGGAGCCCAAGACATGAGCACGCGCCTCCTTGTGCCCTATCAAGAAGCCCGGCCCCGCATTCGCGACGCGGACCTGCTCCTCTTCCGCCGCCGGGGCCTGATCGCCGCGGTAGGCCGCGGCATCCACTCCCACGCCGCCATGGCGGCATGGTGGGGCGGCGACCTCTTTTGCCTCGAGGTCCGCGAATGGTACGGCGGCCGCGCCGTCACGCTCTCCAGCCAGGTCCTACGCAGGCCAGGCCAGATCGACGTCTACCACGTCACGCCGTGGTCAGCCATCAGCTCTCAGCAGTCAGCAGACATCCGCCACCACGCCGCGCGATGGATGCGGCGTTTGTGCGGCACACCCTACGGCTATCTGGGCATCCTCGAAGCCGCCCTCTACCACGCGCCCCTGGTCCGCTGTCTCGTGCCCCCGCAGACCGACGACACGGCGACCTCCACCCATCCGCCCTTTTGCTCCCAAGCCATCGCCATGGCCTACCGACTCGGCGGCGGCGTGGATCCGGTCCCCGGCCTGGCCGATCGGATCACCGAGCCCGCCGACCTCGCCCGCTCCAGCCTCTTCGGCTACGCCTTCACCATCCAATGAAGATCTTCCCCATCCTGATCGTCGCCACCTGCGCAGCCCTGACCGGGCGGTGCGACCGCCCGACCTACGCGCCTGGGATACGCCCGGGCCCGGGCGTATCACAACGCGATCCGGAGGCACTCCCCGCGCAGAATGTATCCCAGCCCGCCGGCACAGTCACACCGCCGCCGCCCATGGCCCGCGTGACCGCGGGCCAGGTGACCACCACGGCCGTGCTGGTCTGGGCCGACCAAACCCGAGCCCTGGCCATCACGGCCTGGGCAGCCGTCGCCAACCAGCCGTCGATTACCGTGGTCTATCCCGACGGCAGCCGCTACGCGGCCGAGGTCTGCGCCTACCATCAGGACTGGGGCATCGCCTTCCTCTCGCACCCCAACCCCGTGGGCATCGCCCCGGCCGAGATCGCCCCCACGCCACCGGCCCAGGGTGACACCGTCTTTGTCGCAGGGTACGGACCAGCCGGCTTCGCCGTGCAGCGGGCCGCCGTCTCCGCCTTTGTTCCGCCGGCCGCCCCCGACTCCCCACCCCATTGCATGGTCTTGCGGCCCGTGGTCCCCGGCGCCATAGGGTACGCAGTGAGCAACGCGCAAGGCCAGCTTGTGGGCCTCGTGGTCAACAGCGACCCCTACCACACCTACGCCCCGCACAGCACGCCCCTGCGCTGGTTCTTGAGCGAGGCCATCAAGACCGTTATCGCCGCTCCCCTCCCAGGCCCGACACCCACCGAACCCGCCCCAGCCAGCGACCCGGCCCCGCTGCCGCCCCTCCCGGCCGCCGGGGGCTCCGCGGCGGTCGGCCCGGGCGTCGCGGCCGGGGCGTCCGAGACGCCCGGGCCGGCCTCCGCTCCCGCCCCCGCGGTCAGCCCGTCCACCGCTGCAAATCCAGCCCCTGGCGGCGGTTATGGTGCCATAACCGCCGCGGTCAAACTGCTGCCGACT